ACTAGCTTTGACAATTCCATTGATCGTGTACCGCTTCTCAGTGCCGCCGCCGCTTAAAGTTACATTCTCATCACTTTCGTTAGCCGCAGCGGCAAAGCTCACATCATCAATCGCGCTGTCATTTAGTCCATATTCGCTTGTAATGAAGTCGCGGATACAAAGGGCTGCGTTGTTGCTATATGCAGTAGAGGAAGTTCTCGGATCATATACCTTTTTGCCCTGCACAACAGCAGTAACAAGCGGAACGCCACTGGCGAACACTTCAGCATCATACTCATATCGGACATAAAGATAAGCAATTCCATTGCCCACAAAGTTAGATGTCAGCGCATTTGATCCTGTTAATTCGCTTTCTGCAATCAATGTATTTGCAAGATTTTTGCCACTAACATTTGAAAAGTCATCTGACGTTGATGTTTGGTTCCCAAGGTGCATCAATATACGGATTTTGCTATCCCAAGCAGTATCAGTAACAAATCCATTGCTATCAATGGTTACTGTTTCATCGTTAATGTAGATACTGCCGATTGCCTCAACTTCATGACCAGCTAGAACTATGATTTGATGCAAAAATTTATTTTCATCACCAGTTGACTCATAATAACTTACTGTTCCGCCCTTGCGAACTTGACCATAAACAAAATCAACAGGAGCAGTTGCATCACGGGAATTTACCAAGGTCCCTTGAGACCCGAATGATGAAAAGTCTGGCTTTGGAATAAGTGCTGATATTGCCCAAGATGCAACAACACCAATTGTTATTACGCCAACAGCATAAATTACAGATAAATAGTAAGTAGAAGCGCCAACGGCAGCCATAACGGCATTACCTATTGTAATTGGATCACGAGGCACTCTATCCCAAGAGTTCCAGTTCTTGACTGTAAAATCGCCTAGACGGTAGCTCATGATCTAATCCACGCTTTATCAATATCATCTAATGGAAGGTATATCACGCCGTCCTTATCTAAGAAAGCGCACTTGGTTCCAGTGCAAATGCCCATAGCAACGCCAGTAATCCATTTACGAGCCTTCTTCGTTGTTACCAAAGCGCCAAGGGGAGGAACCCCATCAACACGCTTCCAGCGCGTATCTACAGCTTCATCAAAGCTATTAGCCCCATGTAACCTATACAATTCCTTGCGAAGCTCTGACCTGTTTATAACTTGATTGCTTTTGATGTATTGGCCTATCCACTCGTCAGCCCATCCGTGACCATACATGCTGCGCCAAGCATCGTTTGTGAACGTCAAACAATCATGTTCTCCCCAGATGAACGGCTTGTTCTTAGTGGCCTTCATAAAGGCGTTAAGTCGTTCTCTTGGCCCCATCAGTCAGACTTGACCTCTCGGCCCCAAACAATGTCACGGTCTTGTAGGTCAGCAAGGTATGAAAAAAACGTATCGCTTGGATAACGTGATTTATGACTGCCTTCAGTATAACGCCAGTTTGATGCTTTTTCTAAACGAATTAGCTTACTCTCAACGGTCAAAGAGATATTGCTAGTCTCGCCTCCATCCTCAATGGTCATTACGTCCATCAAGCCACTGAAAACCTCAATAGCGGATGTTGTATCCGTAGTTCCAAAGTAAATAGTGCAAGCTCTACGTTGATAAGGCTCCTGCAAGGCCAAAGAGACTAAAGATGCCGGAATTCCTGATAGCTTCAAAGTGATGTTTTTTGCAGAAAGGTCATTCACTTCCTCAAGACCACTAATGCTAAGAAGGTTTCCAGTACCAGTATATGTTTGGCTGTTTATGGTACGACTGCCATATCCCGTCCAAAACCGCACCGGAGCAGAGTCAAAATTCATTTCGACTGCATAAAAAGGCTTTACCTCTGGTTGACTAAGTGCAGTCAATAATGATGCTGGAGTACTACGGGTCATATTACCTCACTACAAGAAAATGTTATGCCGTAACGACTGACTTGATCCGCTGACCAGCGCAGATCATTGCTATCCATTCTAAAAACACCCTGCGCTTCTGTAAAATTCACAGGAGTTGATGTCGTAAGCGCAACTTTTAGCGGGGGCTGAATAGTAACTGACCCATCACCGGAGTTATTATCTACTACCATATGCAAGACTGAATTTGCCCCAGTGAAGAATTGCAAATAGCTACCAGTGTTTATTTGTCTACCAGCACCAATCGTAAGATCGACTGTTGTGGCCCCAATAGCCGCGCTAGAGGCTACAGCTATAGAACTCGGTGCCGCATCCGAAATAATTTCTTTTCCATCAGGGTCGCCTAGAAGAAATGTATTCGCGCGACCCTCACATTGCATAAAGAACGCTTGCCACTGACTAGCCTGTGAGCGCTTCATAGGGGGTAAAGTAAGAGTAGCTTGCCATTGGGCCTTGGGATACGAATGGACCTGTGACGCGCCCGTAAATGGACTCTCAGACACAGCTACGGTTCGGCTTATGCCCCAATCAGAGTTGGTAAAGGCGGGGCTTGTTGGCATAGTTATCAGTGTCATAAATCACCCAAATGCTCTGCCATAAGAACCACCACGCCTTTTAGCGTCAGCAACTCCAGACATTGTTTCTTGTTTAAATGATGGAAGTAAGGATATCATTTCAGCCCGTACCGTTTGGGAAACACCCGCGCTTACGTTGATTGTTTGATTTACCACTGTTGTTGACCCCCCGCCGAAACCCTTTGAATTACTATTATTCATTACCGTCCCCGCAGAAGATGGAACAAAAAGCTCTGGACCGCGCTCACCTACCATGTAAGGCTGATTGGGGCTGACGCTTCCGCCACCAGCAAGACCGGGGAAACTGGCAGTCGGTAATGGCACCCCGCCAAAACCGCCAAATACTGCGTTAAGGATTTTATTTACAAAGAAAAGCTCAATTGCCTTAGCGATCATAACTTTTACAAAACTTCTAAATACATCTTTCAAGCTATCAAGGTTCATTTTTCCAGACATAAGCATATCTGCCATTGAGTCACTGAAACCAGATGACATATTTTGTATAGCGGAACTTAGGTTTGAGATAATTGGGTCTTGTTCATTTATTTTTTGACCAAGTGTTTCTAACGCCTCTAATGCTTTTTCTTTAGCAGGACCAGAAAACTTATCCATATTTTTGCTTAGTAGATCATATTCTTCCTGCATTTTATGAACTGGTTCAATATTAGCATCTACTATCGCTTTAAGTGAATTCAAAGCGTCTTCAGCAGCTTTAGTTCCACCACCGAGACCCTTTGTTATTTCAATTTGCAGCGGTGTTTTGAGAATGTCGTCAAGTTCAGACATCCCCTCACCCATACCTTCAAAAAAACTTTCAGCACTATCGCTTATGCCACCAAATACTTTTGGAAATCTCTTCTCCAGATTTAATAAAGCCTGTTCAAAACCACCTAGCTTGTCTACGGCATACGCAGCACCGAGTGCTACAATTATAAATGGATTTTTGCGAATTATCGCACTGAGAGATTTAAGAACATTTCTGTTAATTAATGTTACCCTTGCTAATTTTTGCAATTGAGAAACTGTATGAAAAATTGTTGTCCCTAATTTCAATGCAATATATGCCGCAGTAGCTACAGCTAATTTATCTATTTGAGAGGTTACGACCCGCACAGTAGATGCCATAATATAAAATCCACCTGACAAGGTTTTCCCTATTAGGACTGCAAGAGGTCTAAGTGCGTCAAGAAGTGGCTTTAAGGCATTAATTAAATCACGAAAACTTTCATTAAGACCGCTTTCAGCTACGGTTCTTTGAAAGTTAAACCAGCTATCACCAAGCATGGATAAAGCGCCATCAGTTGTATTAGCTAGATCATTGGTAATTCCGTCATACTTTCCACCCGCTCCAAAGGCTTCATTTAGCTTTGCAAGGGTTTGATCTACGCTGTATGATGTTCCAGCTTGGAAGCCAGCCATAGCAGAAACGCCGCGCTCTCTAAATTGGTCAGCGGAATTAATACCAGCGGTCAACGCCCTTTGAATGTTTCCAGCGGCTTCGTCAAAAGAAAGACCAGATGCAGCGGCGATATTACCAGTAAGAAGCATCGCTTGTCCAAGCTGGTCAGCGTTTTTAGCAACCGTAGCAAGCGGAGCCGCACCCCTCTGAATATCTTGAAGGGAAAATGGAACTTGTGAAGCATATGCAGACATTACCTGAAATGCCTTTGAGCCCTCTTCTACTGATCCAAAAAGGGTATTAAACCTTACACCAAGATTTTCTACTTCTGCACCAGTTTGAATGAACCCCTTTATTAGCCCACCTAAAGCCGCCGCACCTCCAAGCGCCGCTAAAGCTCCACCAACCTTACGAAAAGAAGATGACATTTTATTGGTTGTTGTTTCAGTTTGATTGCCGATCTTTTTAAGATCACGCTTCAGATCAGACATATCCGATTCAATTCGGACTAAGAGGGTATCTACTGTGGTCGCCATTAGTCAGGATACCTTTCCATTAGGTCACTTAATTCATCTTTGTCCATTGGGGACGAAGACCCATTAGAATGAAACTCTGAGAAACCTTGAATTGCGCTCATAAACTCTTCGAAAGACATTGACCAAAAATCATCTGGTCTTATTTGCATTTTTCCAAAAGCCAGTTGCATCCAAGAATTCCACGGAAGTTCATCTATGCGCTCTCCATCCCCACTTCGTTTCCCTCATTTCCACCAGCGCCGCCGATGACAAATGCGATAACTTCAGCTACAGCCTTTAAGCCTTCAGCAAATCCAGCATCCCAAACAATATTTGCCACGTCTTTATCTTTTAAATCTTTGCCGCTTGATCTTAGTATGGGGGTAAGAATAGCAACCATTTCAGTTGCAGACATTTCACCCTCCGATAGACCTTGTGCTACTTTAAGAATACCCTTGCCAATTGAGGCTTCAATCCTCATCAACGTGTCCATTGTGATCTTCACTTGGAACTTCTGTTCCCCGATCTCCAACTGCATTTCGCCGCGCTTTGGGTTTGTCATCTTTTATTTCCTTTGTATCCATTACAAGAGTTTCTCCGCGATCATGCAAATCAACGGCAGTCAGCACCTCAAATTGAGAGCTGTCGGCCTTGAAGATGTCTCCAACCTCAAGGCCAGAACAATGAGGAACTACAAATATAATTCCTCTACGATGGCTTAAATATGTAACCCCATTAAAATCGACAGTTGCATTTATCCAAGCCATTATATTGCTCCTATTAAGCTGAAGTGAAGGTAAACGCGCCGCTATTCTCAAGAGTTACAGAATAAGTTGCTTCGCCGTTATATTCACCTGAGTACTCAAGTGAGGCTACCATAAACTTACCTTGGTATGTGCCAAAGTCGGGAATGATAATCTCAAAGTTTGAGAAGTTCGCGCCACCGAAAGCGTTTTTCAAAGTTGTTTCTGAAGCTGCGTCAGTAAATACGCCGGAGCCTGAGATTGAACAGGTTTGGACACCACCATTTGCTAGAAGCTCTCGAATACCAGAACTATCCTTGGTTGTTACATCAACCGCTTCATCATTCATTGTAATACCAGTTGAGCGCAAACCTCCAACTGTTGTATATGTATCTGCACTCGCGGCGGCAGTAGCATCTGCGCCGATTTTTAATAATAGGGCTGAACCTTTTTGAGCCGCCATGATCTTACTCCTTAGTTATCAAACACGACAGCCCGGAACCTCATTACTCCGTGCCGCGTTATACCATCAGTTTCCGCTAGTGTAGTATTGAACTCTTGTCTAATATTAACCAGCGATGCACCTGAAATACTTATATCAGTATTATGGAGCTTTTCATAGACGCTTTGCATGATCTCCTTGATCTCGCGTCTACCCCTGTATTGGGACCAAGCATGGATAGTAAGTGTATGCTCAATTCCATCAAGAGTTTTAGTGCCGTTGTTTGAGGCAGTTTCCTCACCGATTACAACATATGGATATGCTGTACCTTCTGGAACATCATCAAATACAGGTACATTTGCACTGGTCATACCAGTGATATTTCCGCTAATAGTCGTAAATATAGCCTTTTGAAGCTCCCATGAGTGTAAAGCCATTACGCACCTCTTGCTTTCAATTTAGCATACATTTGAATGATTTTACGTCTATTTTCCTCAAGTGCTGGTTGAAGAAATGGACGCGCGCCCATTTTACTTGTTCCAAATTCAAGAGCCTCTGAATAATCAGCCCGACTTTCTACACTCGCACCCTTACCATTATTGTCCTTTTTTACAAAAATATTTGATGCCAAATATCCAGTGTCAGAGTTTGGAGGATTTCCAGCGGTTGAAGCTGTATGATTTCCGTATGTTACGCCTTGAGATTGATGTTGCTGTATTGATTTAACGGCTGTGTTGCGAACCATATTTGCACCACGCTCAATTATCGCCTTAACCTCTGACTCATATTTAGCCATTACAACACGGGATTTATTTATTCTGCGAGTAGTAGTGCGAATAGTCATGTAGCTACACCCTCAACGCACATTATCTCAATATACCTATCGCGATTATCTACGTTTATCACTCTCTTGATATTAAAAACCCGAGTTACAGATATACCCTCATTGGTGAATTTATACTGTATCCTGTTTTTAAAGCTAATGTCTCTACGAAACCTGATCCTAATAATATGGGTTATTGGCTCTTGAAGCTGGTCTCCAAACATTCTTTCGCCACCAGATTTAGCCATTATGGAGCCAAATACATTGGCAAAAGTATTCCAAGAGGTTAGCCCATCAGAACCGCCTCCGTCCGGAGTTACATCTTTACTTTGAAGTTGGAGCTTATGTCGCATTCCACCCACTGTCATTAGATCACTCCAGACCTAATATTTTTATCATATACTGAACTGCTAAATCTAAGAATACGATATGGATCAAGCAATGATTTTACGATTTGTGGCGGGTTTGCTTTTACCTCATCATCTCCACGATTTTCATACAGAAAAGTTAAGTATTGAAGTATCGCAACCCGAATTGGCTCTGGAACTGTAAAAGGGTTAGTGCCATATCCAGCGGTAAAATTTATCTCAAGACCATTAAGATTTCTCAAGTCTGTGGGATATGTTCCTCCAGAGCGCAGAGAGATTTTCGCTGGTTCTGAAAATATATCAACATAATAATTAGACGCATCCCAAGTGCTTTGAGTATCATTGTCAGAATAATACTTAACACTCTCAACAGACAGAACTGGAGCGGCGGCTAGTTCGATGTAGTCTGACAAATAAACTTTATATGGTCCAGTTTTCATACCTTCCCACAACGGGCTATCAACCTCACGGGCTCCATCAAGCATCATTTGGCATGTTCTACTTATGAAAAATCTATTGGTATAGTTTTCAGCCCAAGTCGTTGCGGCTTGGATGTAGCTCCTGACTTGCATATCATCTATGCCTTCATCAAGACGTAAGTATTCAAGAGCTTCAATTTTACTAACAGGCGTTATGGCTGGCCCTGTAACAATTTTCAAACCACTCATTTGCCTGTCTCCGTTTTAATCTATTAAGATTTTTTAGCTTTTTTCTTTGGGGCTTTACCACTCTCCCAAGCCTCGTTTACGTCAGGGGTGTTGGGGTTGTCAGAAGCAAGCTGACCGTTGCTTGTTCGCGCACGTTTTGCTTTTGTTTCTGGAACACTAGCGTTTCCGCCGATTTCATTTGCAACACCAGATTTGACGAAACCTTGCAGTACTTTCTTTTCCCAAGCCTCAGTGGCAGAATATTCTTCGCCAGCCAAAAAGCGTTTTGTAGATGCACCATCCTCGCGATCAATCCCAGCGGCGTTCTTTACCATCATAATCTTCATTTGAAATCTCCTGTAAGGGATGGAGAGAGCCGTTAAGCTCTCCCCTTGGTTGCTTATGAAGCAGCCATTTTAAGTGCGCGCATTGCTTCGGACAATACAACTTCACCACCAACGCGGCGGCGAGCGATATAACGCACGTTACCTGTTGATGCTTGGCTGTAGGGGTCACGAAGAACAGACAGAGCTACACGATCAACGATCATGTAACCACGGCGATAGTCACCGAATACCACTGGTTTAGCAGAGGCAGCGATGTCAGCCATGTCTACGGCCTCAACATATGGGTGGCCCAAGATAGTATTTGGGAGACCTGATTGACCGGAGAAACCAGTCTGGAAGATGTACTGACCAGCAGTATCTTTCAGCTTACGGATTGCACCAAGAGTTGAACGGTTCATCATGAAGGATGCATTACGGGCATACTCAGACTTCAAACCATGTACCAAGTCCATGATATCATCTGTTGCGATTGCAGCGGCAGCAGCGGCGGTCGTAGAAGCAACAGTAGTCCCGTCAAGGATACCTGTTGGCTTATTAGTGCCATTACCTACCAAGAAAGCATTGCCTTCAGCCTTTGCAAACTGTTCTGCGAACTCAGTGTTCATTTCAGCTTCAAGGTCAAAAACGCTGTCTTCTAGCAACATACCAGAAATATCAACTAAAGCATAAAGCTCATGTGTTGGGATGGTATTCAAAGAAGTTGTGTAACCAGTTGTCTCTGTGCGAGAGCCAGTTTCAGCAGTCCATGCGGCAGCGAATGATGCTGTTTTGCTTGGAACTTCAATTTCTTTGTTGGATGTTTGACGAACACGGGCGACAGAACGAACTGGGGAAATCTCAGTGATTACCTTGATAAGCTCTTCGACGTACTCAGCTGGTGCCAAGTTACCAGCAGTTGCGGCAGTGCCAACGGTCAGAGCTTTAAGCTCCATTTCATCCATATGGCTTTCACCCTTACGCATGAAGCTGTCCCATGCCTTCAAAGACAGATCGACATCTTTTGCTTCCATAGCATTGGCTGGACGCTTGAGCATTGTTTCGATGTCATTCAACTTTGCTTCAAAACCTTCAGCGTGTTTTTGCTGTTGGGTAATGGCTTGGTTGATGTTCTCGAACTTGTCCAGATCAGCTTCGATCTTTGCAAGTTTTTGCTCAGTCATTGGATCGGCTGTGCCTTTGGCTTCGATTTCAGCCAAGCGAGTGTCATTTACCTTTTTGAATTCTTCAAAGGCACCTGCCATCACTTCAACGGCTGTTTTTACTTCGTTTTCCATTTGGAAAATCCTTCCGTTAAGATTTTAGGATGTTGGTAAGGCTTGCGAGAGCCTCAAGGACTTTAGGCGTTTCCTCTTTCACAGCATCCCGCTGTTCCAGTGCCTTGGTAACGGCAGATGCCGCTGCCTTTGCTTCAGTACGAGATAGGTTCCCTTCATCCCGAAGGAATTGCTCCCATTCCCGAACTGAGCGTTCTGTGCCTTTTACCGCTTGGACCCGTGCGCGTGGGTTCATGGGGAAAGTGACAGCAGAAATTTCCATAAGATCGACTGATTTCAAGCGGCGAGTTTTGCCCTTTTCATCATAATCGATATACTTGGGGTCTGCACGATAGCCAATTGAAAGACCATCAAGTGCGCCCATTTTCATAAGTTCGTAAACTTCGCGGCCTCGCTGTGTTCCCATTGCAAGACGGCCCTTAACCTTTAAGCCACGTTCATCTTCAATTATTTCATCAAAAACGCCGATTGGTTCATCTGATTTGTGCTGATAAAGAAGTTTAACAGCCTTTGCGCCTTTGCGACCAATTGATTTGGCAAATGCTCCAGACTCAATAACATCTCCACCAAGGTCTTTATTTCCAAATATAGAGCCATAACCGGAGAATGTTCCATCGTCATCTTCTGACTCTTCAGCCTTGTATTCAAAAGCAATATCAATTTTTTCTGATTTTACTTCTTGGTCAGCGATGTACTCTTCTACATCGATTTGTTCATTACTCATCCTACCGCCCTCAAATTGGGTTAGACTTAAAGATCACTTGTATTGGCTGTAAGATAACTCATTTAGCTTTTTTGAGCAAGTTACTCATCAATTATGTCATCTTCTGGGGTTACATAGAGCAAAACACATCGACAATTTATGACATTTGCAGCCCCACCCCTGCTATCGCCGGGTCTCGCCATAGGAACAGGCCCAAAATCGCTTGAAACTTGAAAGTCTTCAGCCATAGGAATAATTTTACCATTCATAGCAGCATGACCTCCACGAGTTCTATCGTCAGAAACCGAAACCCATTGCTTTTGCAACTCAGGAATATTCATTGTCTTTGCAACTTCATGATTGGCATAACTAGCTGCATTATGAGTTTCAGTTCTAGCAATAGTAGCAGAACGGTTTTTTGAATATTGCCCTCTAGTTGACTCATAAATTGCGTCTGCAACCGCGCGAACCCCAAGACCTTCCGCTTCATTTTCTAAAAGAACAGATATTAACCTAGCCCTTGTTGTTCGTGCAATTCGATTGACTGCCTCAAGACCAAATATCTTTATGTAATCACGAATGAGAGTTTCAAATTGGCTTTCTTGCTTCAAATTACGAAGAAGTCTAAGGCCAAATTCATCAATTACTGCACGATAGTGAGGCTCAAGAACAGAAAGAATACGCCCCTGTATTAACGTCCCCGTAAGATCGACAGACCCTCGCTCTAAATACTCACGCCTTGCAATGTCGCCTATCTGTGAGAATTGCGTTATTAAATTGAGGGTCAGCTTGCGCTCAAACGCTTGCCTAACTCGCATCTGTTCGATGACTTCTTTTCTGGCGCTATATCTTGAGCCACCAGCCTGTTTGAAATTATGCACTGCCATAGGTATATCTATACCATGCAATCATACATTGATAAAATACAAAGTTTTTAGTTTCTCCAAACAAAAATTCTATACTTTAAATTTTTGTAGAGTTTTTTATTTTTAGCAAATATTTCTTTTGCGTCCCTAAACTTTTACACGTTTGAGAATTTTTTGAATAAAAGTTTTTGCTTGTAATATTTTTTACAAGTTTTGCATTATAGTATTACTAAAATTTTATCTGTTTGAAATTATGCACTGCCACAGGCAGACTATATCATGTTTAATCGTCAATTGAAGCAATAAACGCCTTACCTTCCTCGACCCATTGCTCAAGGCTCAAGTGTTTTAAGCGAGAAACATATACGCAGCGATCCATGTAATAATCATTTCCGGCCTCTGAGTACAGGAAGTAAAAATACTCATCCCCTACCTCCAAGGATATACGATCATCATTGAGTGCCTTTAATATCGCCGCTCTGGTGGTCATAGCATTACCATAAGGCGGTCAATATTAATCGCTCCAATGACCAATATAATTGTAAATATTACCGCGATCATTGTGTCTTGCTTGTCCATATCCCTAACCCCTTTTCCTAAGTTCATCTGAGAAAGTCATGCCTTGGTCAGCATAGTAGTTTTCTTTCTCTGGGTTCCAGCCCTTCATGGCTTCCCGTGCGCTGCGACAATCAGCAATGATATATTCAAGCTCAGAGACAGTGGCTTTTTTGGCCTTGGCTGTCCAGTTTTTAAAGTCTTGTGCAGTTGCGCCGCTCATTGGGTGTCTCCTTGTCAATTAAGTTATCTTGGGGATGGTGCTGCACATGTAGCAAAAAAGCTCTTCGCTCTATTCTCTTTGCGTTGAGCAGCCCATTCAGCCAAATAATCTGTTTTCTCCCATTCGGCCAAAGTATCCTCAGACGGGCCGCTCCAAGCTGGGTTCTCAGCAAAGAATTTCTTTTCGGCTTCAGTAAATTTTCTCATTGGGTGTCTCCTCATTGCTGCCCATAAAGTTAATATAATTAACAGTCGCTATGGGGTCAACCCTAAAAGTGAATTATTTTAACTTTTCTGCCCGAAGTTCTTGCCACACCCGCTCCCATTTGGTGTTGCGGTAGCGCATAGGGCATTGGCAGTTTGCGATAAATGCTGCGTTATGGGCGGCGACCTCTACTTCTTGAAGCGTAATTGGTGTCATTTTAGTTTCCTTTGTGCTTTTGGCTAGTTGGCACCAGCTGCCAACAAATATAAATAAAGACCTTATGTTTTCTAATTGGGGTGGGGGGCCGTAGCCCCACTCCCTTTAGTGGTTAATTTCATTTACCCAGATGCCATAGACCATCTTATTGGAGCTATCGAAGGTATCTTGAGGAACCCCCTCTATTACTGCGCAGTAATGCTTTGACATTCTAGCAATGCAAACACCCTCAGTATCAGACGCCTTGCACTTGCGTCCTTCAAACTTAGGTGCAGCCATCCAAAACCAGCCGTGCTTGTTAAGGACTTTCTCATAAACAGATTTTGCCAATCCGTTCCTAGCTGACTTCTTGTTGCCAGCGTCTTGGTTGGCTTGGGCCAACTCTTTGTAGCAAGTTTCATAGTCAAGGCCCAGCGCAATAGCCATCGCCCTAACTCCGCAATCACCTGCGCTGCCCTTGCGTCCAGAGGCGGCGCGGCCCCCGTCATTATATGTAAAATTTGGATTTGTCATGTCATGCCCTCCCAGAGCATTGGGGCCGTAGCCCAGTTAAGTTATCCAGCGAAATGCTCTTTTATTTCCTCTAAGGAAGTTCCCATCCATTCGTTCATTGACTCATGGAATTCTGTATCCATTACCTCCTGTATTGCGGGTCTTCCATGCTCTCCCGCAAGGTCCATCCAAATATCAGCTTCAATGAAGTTGGCGTTCATTTCTTCATCTGATACCCAGTTTTCTGTTTTTTGGATTGCCTTGTTAAAAGCTGTATCAAAAAGCTCGATTATATTAGGGCGTGTCATTTCTTTAGTCCTTTCGTTTCTCTCTATATATTATAGGTAGCATTTGGTGTTACATATGTCAACACCTATTGTTAATTATTTTAACAAAAATTGTGCTTGCATTAACTTTTGAGTTAATATATCAAACTAACAAGGAAGCCAGAAAGGACAAGAAATGATTAACGAAATTATTTACCGATTTAGAGTTGAATACCATGATGACCTGCCTCAAGGCCATAAGGACGCTTATATTGCACGAGGCATTGACCCAGATAATATCTGGAACCTATCCGCGTCTTTTGACAACCTGCAAGATGCTTTCGATTACATGGCCGAAGAAGTTGACCAGATTGATTGGAGAACATGGCGCATAGTTGACCAGAAGCGCAGAACTTGGACCCAACGTAAAGGAGAAATGCTATGAGCACCCCCGCAAGAAAAGTAACTAATGAATTCCTTGAAGCTGTAGAATACGGATGCTTTGACAATTACAATTTGATCGTAGCTTTCTGCAAATACCTCAATGAAGATGACGTAATTGATTTTCTTGAGGCCAATGAGCTTATGACCATCGTAAGACCACCATGTGAAATCTAATGGCAAGGAATTCTAAACTCATAAAGGCAGTTGAAGCCTGTAACGCTTTGGGAATGGATATAACCACTTTCTTAGAGCTTGAAGGAAATGGAACATTGCCACCCTCAGTAAATATTGGGATTGGGCGAAGATGGAACGAAGAAGTATTATTAGATTGGTACAGGGAGTGGAAAAATGAAACTGAATGAAGCCGCAAAAATCATAAGAAGTTTTGGGAAAGCGACCTCAAGATCATACGAAATAGTTTCCGGTAAGAAATTTGAATTAGAAGGCGACTTTAAAAATAGCGATCTGTTCGCGGGACTTGCAGCTTATGTTGCATTGGATTGGAAGAAAACTGTAGAGCCATCAAATATAGACGAAGCCTATAATGTGGTTATGAACAGATTGCGGAACATTGTACTGGACATGATTGAAGCTGATGATGGTTTTAAGTTTAAGGGAGAAGCGGGGGAATAACCCCCGCCTCAAAATCAATTTCTCTTCAAAAGAACACTAAACGCCGCTGATACAACATCAGTTCCGCTAGATGCTACAGCCCTAACTTCTATGCTGTTCTTTTCAGGAATTTCTGTGGCTACTCCAAAATCAATTTTATCCATCGTATTATTCAAAGTAACGACTGATTTTGTTCTTCGCACACCATCATTTGAACGGGATACCAAACGCGCTTCAAGGTATTTATTTGATGCCGTAGCACCTGACGCAACCATCCAATCTGTCACATAAGCTGTGTAACCCGCAGGGACGGTATAGACCGCTTGGAGTGTTTGACCCCGATCCGCTGAGATTTGTGAACGTGTTATCGCGCCTACTGTAGCTGTAATATTGCCAGCATTTACTTCACCAGTTCCCGCCTCGGTCACATACATACGATTGATAGCAATGAATGTTTCATCAGTGGTTACGTTTGTTGTACCATCCATTGTAACTTCAACAGTTTGAGGCTCATAGTTTTCATCTAATCCCTCAATCTTTATTTTCTGTGCGCCAGTTCCCGCTGCGTCATCCGCTGCGCTTGAACTAACAACAACCGCCTCTGCGGCTGTATCTATATAGGAATACACATTACCAGCATCCCACACGACTTCCTCAGTTGTGGTAATAGCCGCGTTGTATCCGAACTTGTAAATCCCACGACCATATGCGCCCTTTGCGGCTTGTACTGAACCAATGTTCATAAACTTACTCCTTGCTACTTAGTGGATGACCTTCTGGCAAAAGGTCTGTATCGAACTTTCCACTATTAAAGCGCCCTGTGCGAACTGCGCTAAGAAAGCCATTAACACGGGCATAGGCCCATTGGTCAGGACCAGTTACATTTGGCCGGACGCTTTGAGGGTTTGTATTATAAGCGCCAACACCACGGGCAAACACAGCTTCGAGCATACGCTGAGTAACCCGCTTGCCCTTTTTATCACCATGCTTTTCATTGTGATCTTTTACTTTCTCAGCGAGAGCCTTTTTTACAGCCTCACTGATCTTTGGGGCTTTCTCTTCCGCTGGAGGTAATTTTTCATCCCACCAATCACTGAAATAAGTTTCAAGCTCTTCCGACTTATCCCGTTCTTTGTCTAACTGATCTACTTTTCGATTAGCCCATGATTGGCCTTCGTCACCGCCCCAGCCAAGCCATGCTATCTTTCCGGGACTAGGGTATCCAGACTCGCCGCGATTAAATCCTTCAGCCTGTTTGTCTACTTCGTGACGGGCAAAAAAGCTCTTCATCCGGCGAACTGTATCAGGAGAAAGGCGCTGACGATTGACAAGCTGATTGGCACGGGCAACGCCTACACGGGTCATTCCCCGACCAAATTCCTTGCGCATATCAAGTGCGCGTTGACCATTTATAGCCATCGCCTCAGTAGGAACTGTATCTACATCACTCTCAGCTTTGCCAGACGTTTCAATTTCAGCTTCCCACTTTGCACAAACATATTGGGCGCGAACATCAGCATCAAAAAGTGAACAATATCCTTGGTCATAATGGTCACAATTTCCACAGCGCTTCTCACTAGTGCCCATCTGGTAAGCATCTGGAAGGCTGTCTGGTACATCTGCACCGTCTGGATATTTATCCAGCTTAAACTCGCCATAGGCATCCGCACCATCACTTGCGGCTTTATCACCCTCTGAGGGGGCTACCTCTGGGCCGCCTAGCGGGAAAAGGTTCGCCGCTATAAATACTTCATCACCGCCTTGGATCGGCCCTAGACCCAACCTATCACGGGCTTCATTGCGACTAATAATACCCTCACGAACCGCAGAAGTAACATTCTCATATATCCGGCGGCGGCGCTCAGTCATGGCTGGGATGCTGTCAATATCATACTCAATACGGATATCATCACCGAATGATGGTGCCAGCCATTCGTTTAAATCACTACAGACCCGCATTGCCAGCGGGATTATAGTCTCTTCATATAACGCCAAACGAGCCTCTTGGACGTTTGCATAAGTTTGGCTGTCTGGAATACCAATAAGCTGCGAGGGAATACCAAAGCAAAGCGCAATGTCTTTTGCGGCCATATGCTTTTGTTGCAAGAAATCCATGTCACGCGGGGACATTCCCATTTCTTTCCAATCGAAATCGCCTTCCAATAACATTGGTTTTCCACTGTTAGCAGTACCGCTCATACGACGATTGATATCATCTTGGACTTGCTTTCTTTGCATTTCAGAAAGAGTCATAGTATTTCCAGAAGTGTCGGTTGGCTTGAAAATGACAGCCCCTGTAGGACGCGCACCATTAACCAATAATGCAATGTTATGCTTTGCTATCAAATTGTGTTGATCTACATCAATGGAAGCTGCCATAAGTGGAGAAAGCCCAAGGTAATCGTCCATTGGGTTCCATAGCTTGAAGTGTTTAACTTCAGATTGGCCTGTAAACGGGTCAGCATCGTATGTTTTTACAACCTTCCCATTTAACTTATAACTGTAACCTTTTGGAATTGCAGTATTGCTGGGCATTATTTCGACCCGATCAGGTCTTAGAAGATGCAGTTCAGATGGGACACCTCCCGCCGTGCTGCTAATCGCATAGCTATTTCCTGAAAGTAATAAGAACGCATAGAGAGACTGGAAGTATTCATTGCCAGCTTGAAGCGGGTTTGGACGTTTAAGTAGAGAGATCAACGGATGCTGTTCAAGCTCAACATTTCCTTGGAATACCTTGAACCCAATAGCAGACGCACCTTGCGCAATCTCATTAACACAACGGTAAACTATTGCGTTTTGCTGATAGCCTTCGACCGCATAAGACTTAAAGTTATCAGATCGGTTGTGGTAGGGTGTTGTATGTTGGACATGAATACTTGGAGCCTCTTTAAATTCCATAGGCATTGCTACTGTTTTGCGAAAAAAATCCAAAAGGGCCATTAGCTAATTCTCCACGCTGGCTGTCCGGTAGACGCGCTCAATTCTGTTAAGGCCCACACTAGGGCGTCCATTCGATCTGGGGACTTTCGAGAGTTTGGTGTATAAGATACCATCTGATCCTCAAGTTCCTTGTGTGTGCCGACATGATGGACTTTGCCTTGCTCGTACAATGCCGCAATCGGTTCCGCTCTTACTAACTTACCACGAGAAGCATGAACTTTCGAGTAAGGAATATTCCTATCTATAGTTCTTATCACTCTTTCGACCAAATCTCCACCGTTATTGACCTCTGCAATCAGTCTATCGGCTTCATGGGAATAAAAACATTCAATTGCCCTCCTAGCCCATCCATCCGGTGTATTTTTGTGTGAAGCGTCTTCTAATACATAATATCGGTTATTATTGCATCTAGCTGCGACAACAATCCCTGTTTCATCACTATCTTCATTGTTAGTTACGCTTGGATCAATTGCTACTACAATCCTGTTAAATTCAGGCAAATTCATTTTATCAATTCTAGTTCTTTCAATAGAACTGTAATTCCAAAGCGCACCCTCAAGATCGTCCAAAACCTCCCCGTAAAGCTCCTGACGCCCCAGTCGGGTTCCTTCATATTTTTCTTTTAGCTGCGCAACAGCAGTTTCAGAAAGGTTTTTAGCATTATCAAATGTGCTTCCTCTCGTAATTATTGTGTTTGTTCTTTTTACTAGAGACCTCGTTAAATCATTCGGGGCGGGTGTTGTTGTAATTACACACTGAGGATTTTCTCCAAGACGAAGGCCAAACATTAATTGGTCAAATGCGTCTGGGTATTGCCATGCAGCGATTTCGTCACACCAAGCCCTATGAAACTGAGGGCCGCGAAGGCGTTTAGGCTCAATAGCGGCAAAACCCTGAATAATTGATCCATTGTAAAGCCTAATTTCAGCGGCAGAGCTTGAGTAACCCTGCCCACGCCCCTTCAGAAGACAATCATCTGGTAGCCAGTTCATAATTCCCGATACGCCGCCAAAAGCAACTCTTCTCAAATCACCAAATGTTGGGGTTACAACAGCACAACGGCTCTCTGGGTTATTCAAGGCATAGATCATTGTATCAAATGCCCCAACCATGGTCTTGCCCCATCCACGACCAGCCAAAATAAGCCACACGCCCCAATCACCCTTTGGGGTCAACTGCTGGGGACGGGCCATTTTGAGCCAATTACTGTAAAGTGTGCTGTGCGCTTGATGACTTGGCTGTGGCAAGCTTGTCCAGCTCTTCGATAACCTCTCGTAAGCTGTCTGGTGCTGTAACATTTGCTGATACCTTGCTAATTTCTTGAGCTTGACCAAGAGCCAATTTACCAATTCTCTGTGCATTGCTTACTGTATTTGAAATCCCACTCATATCGTGAGGTGTCAATATCTTTGATGTAAGCCTGAATTTTTCAAGTGCCGCATCCCTGTCAGGCCCATTGTCCATTTGAGCAATGGCTTCAAGCTGTGATCTATCTTGAATGTCTTTATTCATGCGGCGACCAGCATCACCCAGCATAGCGAGTGCAATTTTTATTGCATCATCATCAAGCCTTGCCCCATAATCTACCATTTTCTGCAACCGCTCTCTAGTTACAGCGTTCTCATATTCAGTTTGGATTTTGTTTTTTTGGCTTTGCCAGTCCTCTGATTGAGACCTCCTGTGCAAAGACGCATAAGCAACATCATGGCGCTTTGAAAGGGCTTGAACAGTAGGGTATTTACGGACGCCATTTTCATCAACGAATCCATGCACGAATTCATCTTTTATCTTCAGTTTAAGAGCTTCATCAATCTTGTTGGTCATGTCCTCACCATTATCATATATTTTCACTACTATCCAGTATTAGCTTTCTCAACCTTGTTGTAGACCAATTATGATGTCTTTTATTAAAATAAACATTTATTGGAAAATCATAGCCAGTAAATTTTTTTTCCCTATATTCTTCCCCTATAATTCTAACATCAATTGGGAGTGCTGATAGCAGGTGCAGAAGCTCATATTCTGTTGAATAGCAAATGACCTCATCAATATATTTTACAGCATTTAATTGTATCTGTCTTTCCATTAATGTTTGAATTGGTTTGTTCTTTTCGGGCCTATCTATAGATGGGTCGATCTGCAATCCAACAATCAAATATTCACACACAGATTTCGCCTCTTGCAGCATGGTTATATGCCCAGAGTGCAAAAGATCAAAACATGATGCAGTAAAGCCTATTTTATATTTCTTGTTCATCCTGATATTTTTTCTTTATGAGGATTTGTTGCTTAGTAACCCAAGCCTTTTTGTACTCGGTATTTTCAAACAACTTCGAGAAGCCAGTTATGTGCTTGAGGCGCAATAGCTCTTCCGGCTCCATCCCAAGGTGATTGCAGATGTCTGCATCCTTCCAACCCTGTTCCAGCATTGAGAATACCATATTAGCCATACCATCAACGCTGTGTGAGCCTCTGGCCCTGTTATGGCGCACTGTAGCTGCCATCCGCTCGTTTATGTCTTTCTCTATTACAACGATAGGTAAGCGGCCGTGGTTGCGATCCATGATGTCCTGATTGCTTTTGCAAGTAAAATATCTGTGGAAGCCATCAACTATTACGAATTTATCAAGCTCTTCATCATAGATAGTTACTACAGGCTGAGTATAACCATCGTGCTTGATTGAGGTATATAGGAGCTTCATTTCTGCGCCAGCTACACTATTGGGATTATAGTCATTTGCTTGTACGAGATCAATATCAACCCACATCACCTGACCTACTGGTTGCTGGATTGGGTGCATTTCTTGAAGCTCAATCTTTAAGTCTTCTAAATAGTCAATTTTTTCTTGGTCCGAAAAAAGTTCTATTTCCTTGCGAATATGATCCGCGTTCGTTCCCCATGGCTCAGACATTTACTGGTATCCAATCTTTGTGTTCTGATTTGTTTACAAATTTCATATCGCCACGCTTCCACCTTCTAAAAGTAATTGCATATGGGCTTTGTTCAAAATTACTGACTTTTGTAAAATCAATATCTTGAGCCAATATTGTTGTGACGTGAACTTTATGTAGCTTTGAAGGGTCTTTGATTAGCGCATAATCCTTGTCCATTTTTGCGAACTTCTTGCGCATGGCCTCCTGGTACTCCGGATCGGTAACAAGATTTACCAATAGATGATCTCTGTATTCTTTCCAATCCTTGAACATATATGGTAATTTTTTGGCTTGGAACATATCCTCTTTGCTCATGTGACGAGCCTGATTTACCCCATCCAAACGCTTAACCAGCTTATTCCATGTATCCCGCTCAATCTCCTGTAAATAGAACAATTGATGCACAGCTGTTTCATGGTGAAGATTTGAAACCCGCATTTTTGTAGGGCTTACACCATATTGATAAAAATAATCGTACGCTTTTGCGTACTGCCAGTTATGGTCAAAGATGCTCTTCCAAATATCTGTATATGACCAATCATAGAGTGGGTAAAAATTGTAATGACCTCTTTTCTTATCTACAGCCTTTCCCCAAGTAACCCATTTATAGGTTGCTGCGGTAGTTAATCCAGCAAGACGCGCTGGGCTTTCCTCAGCCCTAACACCCGCCAGAACAGCAAGCCTTTGGTCAGGCCAATGGTGCTTCATAATAGCTGGGAACATTTCATAGAAGCGATCTTTGCCATATACATTTTCTGTAATTGCAAAATCTTCTTTTGGACGCATCCAGTTTTCATCATCACCCTCAGTCCAGCAGTGAAGATAATGCTGTTCATTAGATGTTGAATTTGTCATTTTTATTGGCACTTGGAACCACATCGGCTCAATGCGCGGATCAGTCATTACATCCCGAACATAATCAATTACGTTCTGCCATTCAGCTTCTTGGTCAAGAAACATAACCTTCAATGGAAGGCGTCCCATTTCTTCCGCTACTATAAGGGCAATATTAAGGGTTACTGTGCTGTCTTTACCACCTGAGAAAGACACAACAACCTCTTCAAATTCGTTAAAAATATATCTGACACGCTCTAATGCAGCGTCCCAAACATTATCCTTGAGTTGTATTTTCATCCATTAACATCCTTAAAACTGAAATGCAGTGAGCGTCATAGTCCGAAGCAACAAAGGTATTCCCCTTTTTTGCTTTTTTAAAATGCAAGACTGGCAATCCATAACCGCAAGTGATATCACCCATTCGCTTGTAGGTTTGACCAAGATACTCACACAGCTCTAAGTTCGTCAGACCCTCTGGAACTTCTATTCCCCAACAGCTTAAAGGTGTCCAGTGACCATTGAGCTTTACAGTTATATACTGATCTGGCTCTGGTAAATATTTCTCTAACTTCTTGTTAGTAATTGCTAACTTTGGCTTATCTACTATCTTGTCCCAAAGGCGACGAAACCCTTGGGCAAAGTCATTATAAGATGATGTTTTTTCTTTCGCGCGTTCATCAAATACTTTGATACCTGCGGGAAATGGTGGTTCACAATAAATAACGTCACACGCATCTAATTCGTCAAAGTATCCCTCACTTATAATATTGCGCCTACGCCCTATGCAGCCCTGATATTCAAACCTTTGCGTTGGTGGCATACCCTGAAATTGCTTGGTTCCATTTTTCAAAGCTGAGTTATAAATCATGTCATTAACGCCTTTCTCTTATTAAGGTGAACGCTCTTTGCGTATGAAGTAAGTTCTGAACCCGATGGAATATGATAACCGCCCTTTGCGTCTCTTTTTAGGGATATGTATTCTGGGTCTGGCAGCTTTATATTACTACTAATTACCCAAGACTTTCGCCCCCCCGATGAAAGTATCTTATGTATTGCCAAACTTCCCAAATATCTTATGTTTTGATAACCATTGAGATAGGAAGCCAGTGACCATTCTGTATTGTCACACCAATAATCTTTCTTTCCTAACTCAATAATCTTTCTTGCGATAACACTATCAAAAATCATACCTCCTGCCGTATATACTATGTGCTGTTTTACTATCTCGGGCTTTATCTTTTTAGACATAAGCATTTTCTCTGATCTGACCCAGTTTCCAGATACTATCCCAACACCTTTTTGCTGCGCTAACTCTGCCATTGCATCGAAATTTGTAATTGGCAAAAACTTCATATCGTCATCTATTGACGCGACAACATAGTCTGATGCAATGCTATCTATCTCTTGCAATGCAATACGCTTTGCGTTGTGCATACCAATTTTTTCATCACACCAAATCAGTCTAGACCCGCTTGGGACGAGATTTGCAATTTTTACTTTTCTTTCATCTGAAAATTCTTGGCCGACAAGCACAAGTCGCCAACCCTCCAAATGCGACAGAGAGCAAAGACAGTCGTGCAAAAGTTCTTTTCGATTGTCTACGCAAGCCAAAACCAGAAACTTCATTAATCTCTTGCTCTGTTTATAAGGTTTTCTTTTTCTGGCGACCACATGAGCCAATAAATCCAACCATCTAACTTATAATATTTTCTTGGCGTTCCTACCATATTTCTAAGTTTACCGTATTTATTGACAGCTTTGCCCGTCCATACAAATTCATTGGGATCGTCCCATGTTTTTTTTAATGTATAGAAATGGGGTAAAGTTTTAGCATAGGTCTTTGCGAACTTATACTCTGCATTTCTGAGGTTGTGCGCTAATCTGATTAAATCCTCGTTCATATTATTTACCCGTAAAAACAAATATTTCAGCGCAATGTGGGCATATTACCTCAGTACCCTCTTGACCCTTGATCCGATCACTCATGTCTTGATCCATCCGGTCACTTGCCTTTTCCATCTTGCTGTCATCAATTTCTGAAGCGTCAAATTTAGGATCAAGAACTGGATTATAATTAAAGGCAGATAGGTCAATATCTACTCCCATAAGTCCAAGATCATAACCATCGTTAGCCATCTCTTTCAATTGAACGAAATATTCATTTGTATCCCACTGACCATTTTCAGCCAGTTTATTGTCAGCTATTACATAAGCCTTTTTTTGTTGTTCGGTCCAATCCCTTGCAGTCATGCAAGGAACCTCAGACAACTCAAGCTCTTTTGCTGCGAACAATCGCCCATGACCTGCAAGTACTTGGTCATTTTCATCAATTAAAATTGGAATAGTCCAACCCCATTCACGAATACTATTAGCAAGCTGTTTTATCTGTGTGTCTGGATGAATTTTAGGGTTCCTGTCATAAGGGATAAGGTCATCAACCTTGCGATTTTCTACACTATTTGCAGCCCAATTTTCCATTTAATAACTCCCAATTGTTATTTAATTCATAAATTACATAGGTAAGATTAGCAAGATTGTTAATTATAATTAATAAACCCCTCTCCGATTGGGGACGGAGAGGGGGAGCTTATGTCTGGGAGGAAAGCTCTAAGGGCAGAAAGGAAAAAACTACCCCCTTTTTTTCCATTACCATTTTTTAGCTAAGTTAGCCATCATTTCCTGCGATATGCGTTTGCGCTCCTCTGCATCTTGGCTCTTGCGCGGCGCAGCTTCGATTTGAGTGCGAGGTTGAGCCTCAATGTATCTCTTACGGTTATTTATGACTATCTGCCTTACAAGGCCCTCATGTGGCCTCTTGGACGGGTATTCTATGAGATACTGCGAACAGGCTTTGGTGATTTCACCCGCTGTAAAATCCTGAAGCATATCCATCCATCCCAACAGAATGTCACGCTTTACAATTTCATCTTGTGGCATTTGAAAAAACCTGCCCATAAGAGCCTGTGCCTTTATTGCAATGAAAGCGCGATGCTTGGTAAGTGTATCATCATCCATAACCTTAGATTGCAGGGCTGGTAAATTACTCATCGGCTTACCCTCGCAAGATCATTTACCATATCTCGAAACATATGGTCTATGCCGTTTTGCTGTGGAGCCTCAATATCATCATGCCACCTTTCTCCATTAAGCCAAGTGCTGAGATGTGGGATAAATTTGCTATCCTTGCCAACCAAGCTGTCAATGTATTGAGAAAGCAATTTGCAAAGCTCTCTTTCATCAATCTTTTTGATTGCCTTGGCCCACGCTTTTTCTGCATGGCCCTTTCCAACTTTCCTTGGATAAGCCAACCAAGCGTCATTGAACATATTAGGTTCATTTACATGGTTAATACTTACATGGTTATTGGTGTCCAGATTTTGGATAGGGGGGTGTCCAGATTTTGGATAGCCCCCATCCAGATTTTGGATACCCATGTTAAGATCATATTCGTTTGAGGTTTGCTGCCCGTTTTCTCTGGCTCTACCTTTGCGCTTGATAAGCCCTCTAAGCTCAAGTGCAGACAGATGTGTAAACACAGAGCTTGTGGACATATTGCAGTCCGCAGCTAATTTCTTTGTGCTAGGGAAACATCCCATGTCTGGATTGTGTCTATCTGATAACATCAGCAAAACTATTTTTTGTGATGGTGTTAGGTCTGGCTGGTGCAATGCCCAAACTACAGCCTTCATGCTCATTTTTATGTCCTTTCTCTTGTCCTATAACCTATTTATAGAAAGCGATGCAAAAATCAACTTTTATATTGTACTTGAGAAGCCATGAGTGTATATGAGCAGTCATAGGTAGACTGCTGCTCGCTTTCGCCCTTTACTAGAAGCCCTGCGCCCATGTCTCTTGTCCTTTCATCGCGCGGGGCTTCATTTATTTTTATAAAAATACTCAGACAGCTTTTCCAAAGTAAGCAATGATGGGTTTCCATCATTCTTACGTATGCGAGAAAGAGACATATAAGTAAGACCGCATTTCTCAGCTACATATGATAATCTGCGGTCAATCAGCTTTTTGCGAACTTGCTCTGCCGTTAGTAATTTTACATTCATTTTTGTCTCCAAAGTTAAATTATTCACTTTTCTCTTTACAATGCTTAAAGCTATCATTAAAAATTGTAAAGAGCTAATAAGGACAGGAGCGCTTAATATGACAAATACACCAATACACTTTATTAGGGCCACCATAGCCAATAAAATTGCCAACAGGGGCACCAAGCTGGTTGAGCAAGCCATCTCTGGAGCCATTACGCACCAAGAATACCTTGCGGATCAATTCCCAGCAGATGCAATTTCATTTATTGAAAAAGCAATAACACAGGCAATTGATGACTTTGAGGGGAAAAAGAAATGAGACTCAATTCATCTATGCTTACATATATGGCAGAAGAGCTTGCGCCGTACTCAGAAGAGTTAGAAGTATTCTGGGACACACTGGATGGTGAAACAGATGTAATGGACATTGTAACCAGCGTTTTAACCGAGATTAATGAGACTGAAGCTGGGATGATTGCATGTCACGAAATGGCTAAGAGGTACTCAGAGCGTAGATCGTTACTTGATGCGCGTAAGGTTCGATTAAACAAAATGCTCAAAACCATTTTACTTTGCGCCAATCAATCAAAAATTCCCCATCCGTTGGCAACAGTATCGCTTCGCAAGGGAACGGAGAGTGTAGCAATAATTAACGAAAAGGAGATACCATCACAATTATGCAAGATTACCGTCACGCCAGATAAGGCAGAAATAAAAAAACAACTCAAAGCGGGTGTTCAGATTGACGGGGCCGAATTGGTCACTGGACCTCAAACTATATCAATAAGGATGAAATGATGTCTGACAATGGACCAATAGAAAGTATTAAAGCCTTTGCTTTAGCACAGGCGCAAATGGGTTCTGCATTTAAAAATGCAAAAAATCCATTTTTGAAAAACAAATATGCTGATCTTACTGCAATACAAAATGCTGTTTATCCAGCATTTCACGCAAACGAATTTGTAATTTTGCAAACACCCGGGAAAGATGAGTTTGGGGCGTTTGTAGAAACACAATTTATTCATATCTCTGGAGATGAATTTTCTGGAAAAGTTTACCTTGAATATAAGGCTAACGATATGCAGTCATTTGGGGGTGCTATTACCTATGCGCGTAGATATGGACTAGCCTCGATATCAGGCGTTCCTATTGAAGATGATGATGGAAATGCAGCAACGGGCCGCATGGCTCCTAACAGGGCTCAAATCGTCGCTACGCCAGTGCCAGAGGAAAAACCTAGCCCGGTTCATAGGGGGGTGCGCTTGATGAAGTTTTTAGATGGTTATGAAGTAACTGAGAAAAAACTTACAGCTACCCTTAAAGAAGCGGATGAAGTAATTGCACTCATAAAAGTAGAAGATGCTGAGTATGCGGGGCGAATTCAAACAAAACTTGACTATAAAAAATCAGAATTGGGAATGATATAATGAAACAGATAACAATATTCGGTAACTGCGCCAAGGATGCAGAGGTTCGCCAAACCCAAAATGGTCAGGAAGTTTGCGGCTTTGATATTGCCGTAAATGACAGACGTACCAAAGAAACATATTGGTTCAGCGTATCATATTGGGGAAAACCGGGGGCGGCTGTCGCCCCTTACCTCCGCAAAGGACAGCCTGTTGTGGTCTCCGGTGAATTCTCTTGGCGCGAATACAATGACAAAAAGTATTTGCAAGTAAATGCGAATAGTGTGGCCCTTGCTGGGAAAAACTCAAGTGATCCACACCCAACCAAAGAGACCGCCGGAACTGAGCATCCAAGCCAATATGCCTCAGATCAAGAGCTAGATGACTATATTCCGTTTTGAGCGAAAAGCCCAAAATAACCGTAAAGCTGGTTAATGGTGAATTTCAGCCCTGTTCCGCATTTGATGCGGAGCAGTTGGCCCTTGCCAAGAACGGAACGGAATTTGATTTGATTTTACGATCCAAAAGATCGGAGCCACATCACAAGCTGTATTGGACAATTCTTGGCAGGGCTTGCAAAGCAACAGGGAAATGGCCGAACTCAGACAATCTGCATCGCGAGCTAAAAATGGCCTGTGGCTATTACCAAACGGTTGTCAGTGAATTTGGTGGCATTTACTATTTCCCAGACACAATCGCCATGAACAAAATGAACCAACAAGAATTCAATGAATTCTTTGAAGCCGCAATGGCCAAACTTTCAGAGGCTATAGGAGTAGACCCAATGGAGTTATTGAAATGAGGAAGTGCAGAGAACGCGTCAGAGACGAGGATACTTTGATGGTACTTCATTTAACTGAAAACGAAGGATGGTCATGCAAAGCCGCTGGTCAGCAATGCGGAATGACTAAAAACGCAGTTATTGGTATTAAGCATAGGATCAGGAAGACTCAATACTGCTTTGATGGATGTCGTAACCCCAATAATATGGATTATGCACTACAGCCTTTATGGTGGGCTTAATTTATAGATGATTAATTTAATCTGTGAGCAGTATGCATATCATAGTACATTATGAACTATATATGACAAAAGCGTGGAGTTTTGTTTTTCTTCCACATTGTTGGTATTTTTTTGTTATTTAATAATGAATTATTTAATCAAAAAGTATAATTGCAGCCATTCTGTAGCCATTTTTTTAAAAATATACTGCGATAACGTAAAACTCGTTAAAAAAAATAAGTGTAAATAAGATTATTTCAAAAAATGAAAAACTCTGCTAAAAAAATAAGTATGAACCATTTTATTTTAAGAAACGTAAAACTCGTTAAAAAAAATAAGTATGAAATGTTTTTTCCAAAAAATGAAAAACTTGTTTTAGAATTTACATACAATACATTTTATTTTTAAAGGTTGGAAACTCGTTAAAATGTGGTCAAACCCCAAAAAACCAAAGGAAAAGAAAGATGGAAACTATCTGCAAGAGGTGCGGAGGAAGAGGTGTTGTATTTGTGAGCAATTTGGAGAAGTCCAGCAGAGCCCAACAACGGCGCACCACCCGATACATGATCGGTTTTCTCGTGCGAAGCGAGGCGACAGAACTGCGATCCCGCTTTGCGAGGGTCATCACCAAGGTCTTTGGGATAAAAGCAAAGTAGCCATTCACAAAGAGCCTAAGAAATGGCGTGAACTTTATGGCGCTGACTGGGAATACTCTAGTAACAGATCATAAGTTTCTCGCCAATCATTAACCTGATGCACATGATCTAGGTTTTTAGCTAATGGATAATCGTTACCACCCTTTTGCGTCTGATCGCCAAAAAATACTGCTGTGCTTGGATCATGTAAGTATTTCAAGGTTTTTTTCTTTGATATATTGCTATGGCTTATATCAATTCCAGTTTGTCCTGCTATCCTTGCTACGGCCTTTGCACCCATCTTATTATTAAATTTGGAACAGATATTCTTGCGTTCACCTGAAACCATATCCCAAGCTATATATTGCTTCCTCTGTATTGAAGAATAATTCTTTCCAAGAATACTAAAATTGCACATTCCAACCCTTTCATCAAAATGATGCCCCGTTTTGAATGGGAATTTACTGCCGTGCAAAAAATCTTCTAAATATTTTTTGTTAAATTTACTGAGTGTAAAACAAGATTTGGAAATTTCTCTTCCCTGTTTCAATACATGCCCACCGCCAGAGTTAATCATATACTCCGCAGCCATACAAATATCGTTACCAAGCTGACGCACTGTTGTTTGATAAGCTGCGCCCGTAACTATGTAGCATTTATTATTAAGGAAAAAATTGTGCAAAAATTTCCGAAAACTTGGCTCAATACCCAATGAACTTTCTACTAAAGTTCCATCGACATCAAAGATGAATTGGTTCATCCCACTGTATTTTGACATGGACGTGCTCCTCCTGACCTACATCACAATATCTTTTAAATGCTGAGAGGTGCCACACTGCGGCATCATCGGAATAGACAATATCATTACATCCGTCCAGAATTGACTTACAAAGATTATCTAAATCAGGCTTGCCCGGTATTCTGGAACCCGTCTCGCACTCAAGTCTTTTTGCTTTTGAATACGACTTGGGTATCTCAAACAAAAAGGTCATTATTACACTGACCCGACGATCTGTTTTTTGCAGCCTCGCGGTCTGCATGGCGATCCACGCGGCCTGTTTAACCTTTACCTCGTAGTCTTTGGTTTCCGCAGGAGTGTATGCGTGACCAAACTTTGAAAACCTTGGGCGTGCCTTGGCCTTTGGTTTACCGGTAACTTTAAACTCACAAGTCTTGATTGCCATATATAAGCACTCCAATCTTCATGACCGCAATATATTGGTTCTAAAAATAAAGACCATCCCCTTTTTTCACATAAATGTTAAATAATGTAAAATAGGTGTTGACTATGTTAACAGGAAGGGCTATTGTCAATTATAGGCAATGGAAAGGACAAGCCATGATTACCGGAGAAAAACTTTTTGACACGCTGGAAGCCGCAATTAATTGGGGCAAAATTATAGCCGAAGGAACTGGCTGGAAATACAAAGGCGCGGCTGTAATAACCGTTGATGGAAAGCTGCAATACGCACCAAGATGGGAGTACTGATCTTGGACAAGCTGACTGCATACGCAATTTGCGATTATTTTGACAGCAATATGAATGTGACCATTGAGCAGGTCGCTAGAAAATTTAACGTAACCAAGGCCGAGGCCAAAAAGGTCTTAATGGACCAAGCATGGGGAGACTTAAAATGAAGGTGTATTCTGACGAGGGCAATTTTGAGTTACGCTGGGAGCCTACAAAATACAAAACGAAGGCGGCAGCAGCCAAAGCTCTTTACAAGGCTCTGTGCGCCCACTGCAAGGCTCTGGGGATGGACCCTGAAGCGGAAGTATGGATCAAATCGCCATCCCAAAGCGAAGACCACGGATATGTAGGAAAAGTATGGCATGTTTGCTGGGAAAGCGGACCCTTTGATTGGGCTGTGAGCGTCTTTGCAAACGGAGAGTGGGGCCACTGCGAAACGTATTGGGGCTTTGACTTGGCACTTTACGAGTAAGGGGGAATTATTATGAAATACGCAAATCATCAAGGGTGGAGCCAAACTTACCCGTATGAAGTTATTAGATGGGTTAGCGAAAAAACCGTAGAGATACGTCAAATGGATGCTGAACTTGATCCAAGCTGGAAACCCGAATGGGTTTCTGGTGGCTTCGCTGGACATTGCACCAATCAACACACTCAAAAATGGATTTATTCATCAAACCCAGAATATAAAGTAATACGCATGAGATTACGAAAAGACGGGCGATGGCACTCAGCATACGGGCGCCATACTCTTAGTGACGAACCACGGATGTTTTATGACTATAACTTTTAGGAGCGTTAATATGTTAATCGAAAAAACCAGCATGATTTCCGGTAAAAAATCTACATTGGATTTGCCAGTAACCGCAGAAGAAATAAAACTCTGGCAGACGGGGATGTTAATCCAAGACGCAATGCCCAATCTGAATGAAGCCCAGCGTGAGTTCCTAATGACAGGAATTACTGAAAGTGAATGGGCAGAGCATTTCTAATAAAATGGGGTAAGAACTAGGTCTAGTCTTTACCCATTTTTAATTACTTCAAGGGGGGGGTTAGGCCATAAATAAGCTCATACCTCCCCTTGCTGTTAATTATTTCAACTTTTGTGTTGACAGGCTCACCAACAAAAGCTAGTCTTTATATATAGCAGCGAAAGGACAAAACATGACCGCTATACGGAAAATGAAATACCAAAAAAATGGCTATGACATTATGGCGCGTGTCCACGGGACAGGAGAGTATGCTGAAGCACTCATACTTTGGAAGTTTTATGGCGATGATACTTACACCCCCATCGGTAAAATATATAAGACAACAACAGCAGCTTGTGGAACAACACGCGATACAGCGACTTGGCATCACAAGTTTGGCGAAAGCCCGATGTACAAAAAGTCTTGGCACGAAGCCGCTGGAGACCTTGCCAGCGAATTTCTCAAAAAGGAGATAGCATAATGGATACCCAAAAATTGAAAGTTTTGAACCATCTGCGAACAAGCAAAAATGGCATAACATCTTGGGAAGCAATTACTGAATATCATGTTACCAGATTGGCCGCTTACATAGGTTTTTTGCGGGATGATGGGCATACAATTGAAGCTGTCAGGGAAAAGCATGGCAACAAATCTTTTGCCAGATACTTTTTGATTTCGGAGACAAAACAATGACTGCTTATGAAGAACGCTTAATCAATCTTTACAACAGCAGAACCATTCAAGAACTGCGTGAAATGCTAAAGCTAAATTCCCAAGATGCGGCAGCAGCAGACAACCAATTTAATGAAACTGGACTGAGTAAGCACAAAGAAGACAAAGAGTTTTATTCTCGCGGATGTGAGGTGCTTAAATTTGTAATCGCTAACAGGGAATTTTACGATGTCGATACAGTCATCAATGAAGTCAATTGAGGCGCAACTGGATCGAATTGAGCGTCAATTAGAAAGTGCTCAAAGATCATTTAATGAACTTGAAGCCATGCTGTTTGAAGCAAAAATACGGAGCATAAAAAATGAAGAGACTTCCACTTGAAGCCAAACAGGCTTTGGATGGTTTGATAAAAGAGCAAGAACGCTGTTTTGATAATTGGGTAGATCGCTGCGCCATAAGAGGATCACGAGAAAAGTATTACGAGGCTAAAAATGCAGTCTTGGAATTCAAAAAACAATACAGGCAAAAAGGGTATGCGATATGAAAGACGCAGAAAATGCGCAGTTAGCTCTTGTAAGGCAAAAAAGACTGTTAGAAATAATCCAAAGGGACAGTCAAAAAATGAACAGGTTAAATTTAGTTCAAAAATTGCAAGAAATCATCGCACTGAACGCAATGGCTGCTAGAAGCATTGAGGTAAAAAATGATTAATCACATTCACCAATTTATAATTGAAAATCGCCGTAGGCCAACAGAAGCTGACGTTGGGCAGCTTATGAAAGCTGTTGCAATGTCAGAACCCGGAAAAGCTAGAAGCGCGGCTCATGTAAATCGGATTAGAAGTGCGGCGGAATATGGTTCGATGGGTGGGCAGAAAAAAATCCCTATTGAACTTAATGATACCGCAATGAAGATTAATTATCTTTTGAGAAAAAAAATATCTCACAAAGACATTGCTCTCATATTAGATATTAATGTCAAAACTGTTAGAAATATCGTCAAAAAAAGGTCACTTCCCAGAACAAAGGAAATGATATTAAATTACGAAAAAACAGAATGAAATTAATCGTGTGGGTAGCCGTTATATTAAAAAGTTTTGGCGCTTTTTGCAACACGTCATCCGAGGTAAACAACCGCCATTTCCATGGCAAAGTAGATTTTTATTGTTGATGATAGCTACCCACTAAATTTATTTATCAGAGAAATCTGTGTGCATCAACCCAGCCATACCAGTTAATCTGTTTAATTCTTTAGTTCCACGACTTGTTAATTCAAAACAGCCTTTTGATGGGGTTAAAAATTTATTGCTCAACAAATCATCAAGAATGTGTTGATATGGTATTCTTCCACAAACAACGGCTATCAATCCACCGAGCCTAACTATTTGAGCTCTTGATAAATGTCCGTCTTTACCCAGTGATGTTCTCATGAATTCCGCTCAATTAAGCCATTCATAAACTTTATTTGTTTCTTTTATGCGATGGTCTAGACCAGTATATCCACCATTTATTTTTCTGGTCAGACGTTTGATTGCGTCATCATTAACACCTTCGTCACATATTTTCCAAAGATCGTTAGATTGGAAAAACCAAATGGCTGTATCCATGGCATAATCTTCTTCTAAAAGTGAAGGGTCTTCCATAACTTCAGGTTTGCCCATATCACTAGCGAAGGCTCTTACGTTGTTATATCCGGTCAATTGTAAAAATCCTCGCCCGATGTATAGGCTGGCTTTTTCTTTAGTATCGTTACCCATTCGTCCGAAATACACATTTTCAGCAAGCGCCTTGGGGTTTCTGGCGTATGGCTCTGCGCTTTCTTCTGTTGGGAAGCGGCTGGGCCATACCTTCATCATAGCCTCAACGCTATAGTTCAAGTTTTCACGCACATAACGAAATGTACCAGATTCATGGATAACTTGACCTAAAAGGTGCGCTCCGCGCTCTGGTGACAGATCATAGTGCTTTACGATCCCACGGGCGGTATTTGGACCAAAACTTCCGTCTGGTGAACATCCACATTTTTCTTGCAGAATTTTTAGTGCGTTACTCATTTCATTCCACCTTCCATGTCCAAAATTCCGTTGTGGTCACGGTTAATATACTTCAGATCGTTTTCAACTAAAGAAACTCTTTGCTGCAACTGCGTTACCTGCCCAATGG